GGTCGGCGCGGGCGCATTTTTCAGGTAGGCAATGGGGAGTAGCAAAGTGGCCCCGTTAACTGGACAGGCGACACTGCTAGCCTTTGCCACGGCCCAGGGGTGCAGGGTGTCGGCGGTGCAGCGGGCGATCCGCACGGGGCGGCTCAGGGATTCGGTGGGGCGCGACGGACGCGGGCGGTGGCGGATTCTCGACGCGGAGCAGGCACGGGCTGAGTGGGCAGCGCACACCCGGCCACGGGTAAAGGCGGGGAACGGCGCCGTTGCGCCAGCGGGGGTCACACCAGCCCCCTCCGACCTGGCGGCCGCGACGCTGCGGGAGCGGCTGGCCCGGGCGGAGGCCTTCGAGCTGCAGACGGCGCGGAAGCGGCGCGAGCTGGTGCCGGCGGCGGAGGTCGAGACGCGATGGGCGGGGATGGTGCTGCAGGCGCGGACGACGCTGCTGGGGCTGCCGACGCGGGCGCGGCAGCGGCTGCCGCACCTGGGGGCGGCCGATCTGGTCGTGCTCGAGGGGCTGGTGCGTGAAGTGCTCGAGGAGCTCGCGACGGCGAGCGGATAGGGGGGGGCGGGGAGTGACGGATCGCGAAACCAAAGACAAGCCGCGAGGCCTCAAGATCGTACAACTGGTGCACCTCGCCGAATTTGCCGGGTCGAACCTTCCCCGCTACAGCAAGATTCTCGCGCTCCGCGAAGACGGCACGATCATCGTTGGGAGGGTGTGGCACGACGCCGACGATAACGGGCTCGACGCGGCGGAGCGGCAGGTGTCCCGTGGCGACCTCCGCGACGAGATCAGCTGGTCGCTTACAGCCCACCCCCTGGACGGCGAGGGCTGGTGAGCGGCGCCGCTCTCGCCCTTGACGAGCTTCAGGCGCGCACGCGCGAGGCCTGGCGGCCGCCGCCGCGCCTGGCGCTGTCCGACTGGGCCGACGACAAGTACCGGCTGCCGGCCGGCGACGCGAACGCGGGGCGGTGGCGGAGCCTGCCCTACCAGCGCGGGATCCTCGACGCGATCTCCGACCCGCTGATCGAGCGCGTCACCTGGATGAAGAGCGCGCGCGTGGGGTACGCCCTGGCTCTCGATACCCCGATCCCGACGCCAACCGGCTGGACGACGATGGGGCGGCTCCGGGCCGGCGACGAGGTCTTCGATGAGGACGGCTGGCGCTGCTTCGTCACGTTCAAGTCGCGCGTCTTCTTCGGCCACGCCTGCTATCGCGTCCGATTCTGTGACGGATCCTCGATCGTTGCGGACGCGGATCACCGGTGGTACGTCGAGGCGGATCAGTCGATCGAGTATCTTCGCGGCGGCCGGGGCCGCGGCAGGATTGGGCGCCCGAAGCCGGGGCAGCGCGCGACGTTCACCGGGACGCTGACGACGGCGGAGATCGCGGCCCTTCGGGGCCGCCGCCGGGGCTCACTCGCCGTGCCGAACGCCGCGCCCCTCGAGACGCCGAAGGTCGCCTTGCCGATCCCGCCGTACACGCTTGGCCTCTGGCTTGGTGACGGCAGCCGAGTGACAGCTCGGATCACCCAGTATCGGCAGGACGTGGAGACGGCCGACTACATCGCGGAGGAGGGGATCAGGCCGAGCGTCCGATATATCGACCCACGATACCCGGACAACGCGACCATCTTCCTCGACGTCCCTGATCATGGGCGGCCGGTGTCGCCCTGGACGCCGGTCCTCCGGCGCTTGGGCCTGACCACCCGGAAGCACATCCCCGCGACCTACCTTCGCGCCTCGCCCGATCAGCGCCTTGCGCTGCTGCGCGGCCTCATGGATTCGGACGGGACGATCGGGAAGAGGGGGTTTGCGGAGTTCTCCAACACCAGCGAGGCGCTCGCGCGTGGAGTCTACGAGCTGGTCGTCTCGCTCGGCATGAAGGCCTCGTGGGCGGTGCGCGCGCCGCAGCGCGAGCGATGCTTGACCCAGTATCGGGTCGTCTTCCGTCCCGCCCCGACGAGTAACCCGTTCCGGATCAAGCGCAAGGCGGCGCGCGTCGCTCCGGCCCCGAGGCCCTCGATTACCTCGCGTCGGCGGATCGTCTCTGTCGACCCCGTGGCGAGCGTACCGACCCAGTGCATCGAAGTGGACAGCCCGAGCCATCTCTACCTGGCCGGCCGCGCGATGATCCCGACGCACAACACGAAGTGCTTCTGCGCCGCGGTGGGCTACTTCATCGAGCACGATCCGAGCCCGATCCTGATCGTGCAGCCGACGATCGACGACGCGGAGAAGCACAGCAAGGAGGACTTGGCCCCGATGCTGGCGGAGGTGCCGGCGCTGCAGGGCCTGGTCGCGGAGGCGAAGACGCGGGACAGCGCGAACACGATCCTCTACAAGCAATTCCGCGGCGGCTCGCTGCTGCTGGTGGGCGCCAACAGCCCGCGCGGCTTCCGGCGGACGTCGCGGCGGGTGGTGATCTTCGACGAGATCGACGGCTACCCGGCCAGCGCGGGCGCGGAAGGCGATCCCGTCGAGCTCGGCATCCGGCGGACTGAGTATTACTGGAACCGGAAGATCATCTGCGGGTCGACGCCGCACGTCGCGGGGCGGAGCGCGATCGAGCGGCGCTTCCTCGAGGGCGACCAGCGGCGCTTCTACGTGCCCTGTCCGCACTGCGGCGAGTACCAGGTGCTGCGCTTCCCCAACCTGAAATGGCCGCGCGGGGCGCCGGAGCGCGCCTATCTCGTCTGCGAGGCCAACGGCTGCGTGATCGAGCACGCGAAGAAGCGCGACATGCTCGAGGCGGGGGAGTGGCGGGCGGAGAAACCGGAGCACTTCACCGAGTGGAACCGGCACGCCTCGTTCCACCTGTGGGCCGGCTACTCCTACAGCCCGAACGCGACCTGGGGGCAGCTCGCGGCGGAGTTCGTCAAGGCCGACGCCGGCGGGCCGGAGACGCTGAAGACCTTCGTCAACACCGCCCTGGGCGAGACGTGGCAGGACCGGGGCGAGGCTCCGGACTGGGAGCGCCTCATGCGACGACGCGATGGGTACGCGATCGGGACCGTGCCGACCGGCGCGCTATTCCTGACGGCCGGCGTCGACGTGCAGAAGGACCGCGCCGTGTACGAAGTGGTCGGGTGGGGGCGCGGCCGCACCTCCTGGTCGATCGACTACGGGATCCTGCCGGGCGATACGGCCGACCTGGACCACGGGCCCTGGGCCCAGGTCGACGCGCTGCTGGCTCGGCGCTACCCGCACGAGGGCGGCGTCGAGCTCCCGGTGCGCATGCTCGCGGTGGACAGCGGCTATAACACCAGCCAGGTCTACGCCTGGGCCCGGCAGCACCCGATGTCGCGCGTGATCGCGGTCAAGGGCCAGGAGATCGGCGGCGCCCTGATCGCTCCGCCGACGCCGGTCGACGTGACCGACCGCGGGCGGAAGTTGAAGCGCGGCTACAAGGTCTGGCCGGTCGTCGGCGCGATCGCGAAGAGCGAGCTGTACGGGGCGCTGCGGCTCGAGCTGCCCGTCGACGGGGTGCCACCGCCGCCCGGCTTCTGCCACTTCCCCGAGTATGGCGAGGGGTACTTCCGCGAGCTGACGGCCGAGCAGCTCGTGCCGCGCAAGTCGGCGCGCGGCTTCGTCGTGCTGCGGTGGGAGCTGATCCCTGGGCGCGAGAACCACGCGCTGGATGCCCGGGTCTACGCGCGCGCGGCCGCGGCCGTGGTGGGCCTCGATCGCTTCCGCGAGTCGGACTGGCAGGCACTGGAAACGGCGGTCGGGACCGAGGCCGCGCCGGCACTGGCCGCGACACCGGCAGCGGCCCCCCAGGCGGCGCCGAGCCCGCCATCCCGGCCAGCGCCGCCGCCGCGCGCGCCCTGGCTGCAGCCTCGGCGGGGGTGGCTCCGGTGAGCGGCGTGCACTGCCTGACGTGCCAATGCACGGTCGCGACCGCCTGGCAGCGCTACTCCGCGCGAAGCTACACCTACCAGCGGTGCGCCTGCGGGGCGGAGACGGAGCGCCCGGGGCCGGAGGCGTGGTGGTGGCGGTTCACGGCGACGGGAACCCGCCCGGGCCGGCCCGGGCGGGGCACGGAGGCGAAGTGCCGGGCCTGCGCGCGCGCAGCGGGCCTCGCGGCGGTTTTTCATTGAAAAAACGGAATCGGTGATGCGCACGATACGGGCCAGCCATGCCGACCTGGACCCAGGCCGAGATCGACACGCTCAAGGCGGCGGTCGCCTCCGGCGTGCAGACCGTGGCCTATGCCGACCGCACGGTGACCTACCAGAGCCTCGAGGAGATGCGCGCCTTGCTGGCCAGCATGGAGCAGATCGTCAGCGGCGCACAGACGACCCGCTATGCCGCGCACGACAAGGGGGTGTAGCCATGGCCGATGAAAACCCGATGCCCGTCCCCGACGACGCCCGCCCCCGGATTCACGTCAACCCCGGGGCGGGGGAGTTCTCGCACCAGCCCGAGGGCGCGAATGATCCCTGCGTGACGCCGCGTGCTGCGGCGGTGTGCGCGTGCGGCGCCTACGACCTCGCCTGGGCGCCGTAGCGTGCACTGGGTTGATCGGCTGACGGAAGCGGTCGCGCCGCGGTGGACCCTCCGCCGGATGCGGGCGCGCGCCGCCGTCGAGCTCGTCGCGCGTCACTACGAGGCAGCGGCCGCCGGCCGGCGCACGCAGGGGTGGAACCGGAGCAGTGTCGATGCCAACGCGGCGAGCGCGCAGGGCCTGGCCAATCTGCGGAGCGTGGCCCGCGACCTGGTCCGGAACAATGCCTATGCGAAGCGGGCGCTGCGGACGATCGTCGAGCACACCGTCGGGTGGGGGATCACCGCCATGCTGCCGCGGACGACCCCGAATCGGGCGCGCGCGCTCGCGGCGTGGGCGGCCTGGGCCGGCACCCCGGCGTGCGATGCCGAGGGCCGCCAGGACTTCGCGGGCCTGCAGAAGCAGATCATGCGCACCGTGGCCGAGTCGGGCGAGGCTCTAGTCCGCCGCCGGTGGCGCCGGCTCGAGGACGGGCTGCCGATCCCAATGCAGCTGCAGATCCTCGAGCCCGACTACCTCGACACGACGCTTGACGGGGTTGGCCTGCCCGGAGGGGCCCAGATCATCCAGGGGGTCGAGTTCGACGCGATCGGGCGGCGCGTGGCCTATCGCCTCTTCCGCGAGCACCCGGGGGCGCAGTTCACGAACGCGCGCGGGTACGGGCTCTCGGATCGCATCCCGGCTTCGGAGATCCTGCACGTGTACGAGCCCGGGCGCGCTGGCCAGGTGCGCGGGGTGCCGTGGTTCGCGGCGGTGACGCTGCGCATGAAGGACTTCGACGAATACGAGGACGCGGCCCTCATGAAGCAGAAGATCGCCGCGTGCTTGGCGGTCATGACCACCGACATTGACGGGTCCGCGCCGGCGCTCGGAACCACCGCGAGCGAGCAGCCGGAGGTCGACACGCTCGGGCCCGGCATGATCCTGAACCTGCCCCCGGGGCGCAGCGTGTCGGTCGTGGATCCGCCGACCGTGTCGGAGCACGCGCCCTATGCGCAGACCCAGCTCCGCGCGATCGCCTCCGGCATCGGCGTGACCTACGAGGACCTGACGGGCGACTACATGAACCTCCCCTTCTCCGCGGCGCGCATGTCGCGCATCCGGCACTGGGCCGACGTCGACGGGTGGCGGTGGGGGATGCTGATCCCGCAGTTCTGCGCGCCCGCCTGGGCCTGGGCGATGCAGGCGGCGGCGATTGTCGGCCAAGTCCAGGACGCGCCGGTAGCGCGCTGGACGCCGCCCCCCATGCCGATGATCGAGCCCGACAAGGAAGGCATCGCCTACCAGCGGCTGATTCGCATCGGTGGCATGACGTGGGCCGAGATGGTGCGCGAGCGCGGCTATGACCCCGATGAGGTTCTCGACGAGATCGAGGAATGGAACAAGAAGTTCGACGCCAAGGGCGTGATCCTCGACAGTGATCCTCGCCACATGTCGCAGCAGGGGCAGCCGACGACGCTGCAGCAGCCCAAGAACGCGCCAGCTGAGATGGACGACGCTGATCGCCTCCTGCTGAACGGCAACGGCCACCGGTGAGCCGGAGGGGCGCCGCCATGATCCGCGACCTGGAGGACCGCCAGGCTGGCGGCGCGACGGCGGCGTGTCCACCCGATGCCCCCGCACCAGCGAGGACGCTCGAGGACCTCCTGGCGGGGGCGCGCGCCGTGCGTCCCCCGCGGGGCACGTGCTGCGGGCACTGCTTCGGTGACGGCCGTGACGCCGCCATCGCCGCAATCGAAGGCGACCTCCGCGCCAGATGATTGACGCCCAGCTCGAGGACCGTCGCGCCACCCTGGCCGACGACCCCGCGCTGACCCGCAAGCAGGCCGCCATCCTCGCCGAGATCGTCCGCTTCCGCCAGACCACGGGCGAGAATTGCCGCACGGCCTACCTGGCGCGGCGCTTTTCCCTGAGCCGAGCCGGCATGCAGGCGCACATCGACGCGCTGCGCCGCAAGGGCTGGCTTCGCTCGCAAGATTCACCACTTCGGCTGCGCCAGTCCTCCTGAAACCACACCCGTAATTTTTTGACGGCTATGCGGCCGGCGCGCCCGCCGTGCAGCATGGCCCGCATGCGCCGTGCGCCCGCCGCCCCGCCGACGACCCAGGTGGAGCTGGCCGCGCTTGAGTTCCGCGCCGAAGTCGCACCCGACAGCATCGACCGCGAGGCCCGGACCGTCGACGTCGTGTTCTCGGTGGGCGCGCCCGTGATGCGCTACGACTGGCTGCGCGACGAGCGGTATATCGAGACGCTGTCGCTGGACCCTGACCACGTGCGCATCGACCGCCTCAACAACGGCGCGCCCGTCCTCGATTCGCACATGTCCCTGGAGCTGCGCAACGTGATCGGCGTCGTCGAGCCCAAGAGCGCGACGGTCAATGGCAAGCGCGGTGAGGCGACCGTGCGCTTCTCGAAGCGCGCCGACGTGGAGCCTGTGTGGCAGGACGTTCAGGACCGGATCATCCGCAATCTCAGCGTGGGCTATCGCGTCTACACGTACGAGCAGACGAACGGCGGGCCTGGCGGCGTGCCGCGGCGCCACGCGATCGACTGGGAGCCCTACGAGATCTCCGCGGTGCCGATGGGCGCCGACGACGGCGCCAAGATTCGCGCCGCGGGCGAGAAGACCCCGACCAACCCGTGCGTGATCGTCACGCGCGACGCGAAGGAGACACCCATGAGCCGTCGTGCCCCTGCTGCCGTCCCCGCCACCGAGCCCGCCGAGGTCGTCGATCTCGAGGAGCGGAGCGATCTCCTCGACCCCGGCGCCCCCGCCCCTGCCGCGCCGGCCGCGCCGCCAAGCGCTGAGGAGGTCGCCGACGCTGAGCGCGAGCGCGGCGTCGAGCAGGAGCGTGACCGCGTCCAGTCGATCATGCAGGCCTGCCGCAACGCCAACATGCCGGTGGCGTTCATGCAGGCCCTGATCGAGGAGCGGGTGCCGAAGGTCGACGCGCTCGAGCGGGTGCTGGAGCGGGTCCGCGAGCGCGCCGGCGACGAGCGCGGTCCCCGCATCGTCATGGTGCCCGGCGTGGACCCACAGGAGGCGGTCCTGCGGGGCCTCGAGAATGCGCTCCTGCATCGGTGCGCGCCGAGTCTCTTCAAGCTGGACGACATCGGCCGGAACTACCGTGGCCTGTCCCTGATCGAGTCCGCGAAGATCTGTCTGCAGGCACGCGGGATCCGGACCACGGGCCTGTCAAAGATGGAGATTGCGGGCCTGGCGCTCGGCCTGAACCAGCGCGCCGGCCTGCACACCACGTCCGACTACGCGAACCTCCTGGCCGACGTCGCGAACAAGACACTGCGGGCGGCCTACATGGAGGCCCCGCAAACCTTCGGCCCGATCGTGCGGCGGACGACAATTCCTGACTTCAAGCCCGTGAAGCGAAACCAGCTCGGTGAGGCGCCGACGCTCTCGGCGGTGAACCAGCACGGGGAGTTCACCAGCGGGACGATCGGCGAGGCCAAGGAGCAGTACCAGCTCGCCACCTACGGGCGCGTATTCGGCATCACCCGCCAGGCGCTCGTGAACGACGACACCGACGCGTTCTCGCGCGTCGCCCTCCTCTTCGGGCGGTCGGCCCGGCACCTCGAGTCCGACCTGGTGTGGGCGCAGATCACCAGCAACCCGACCATGGGTGATGGCGTCGCGCTCTTCCACGCCAACCATGGCAACCTCTCGGGTACCTCCGACGCGATCGCCATCGCGCCGATCGGCGCCGCCCGGGCGGCGATGCGCCAGCAGAAGGGCGTCGACGCGGTGCAGTTCCTGAACCTCGTGCCGCGCCTCCTGATTGTGCCGACCGGCAAGGAGACGATCGCCGACCAGTTCGTGAGCACGAACCTGCTCGCGAGCCAGTCGTCCAACGTCAACCCCTTCGGCGGTCGGCTGACGGTGGTCGCGGAGCCCCGCCTCGACGTCGCCTCGGCGGTGTCCTGGTACTTGGCGGCCTCAGCCGACCAGATCGACCTGGTCGAGCTGGCCATGCTCGAGGGGGTCGACGGGCCGGTGGTCGAGACGCAGGTCGGCTTCAAGGTCGACGGCATCGAGGTGAAGTGCCGGCACGATGTCGGCGCGAAGGTGATCGACTGGCGCGGCTTCTACAAGAACCCCGGCGCCTAGCGCCGACGACCTGCTCGGGGTCATCGATGGCCCCGGGCCATGACAAGGAGGCAGCGCGATGAAGGGCTATGTGCAGCCGGGCGAGATCCTCGAGTTCATCGCGCCCACCGGCGGGGTGACCGCCGGTGTCGGCGTGAAGATCGGCGACGTGCTGGTGATCGCGACGGAGACGGTCGCGCAGACCCTGCCCTTCCGGGGGATCCGGCTCGGCGTCGTGGAGCACGCGAAGCTCAGCGCCCAAGCCTGGACCGAGGGGCAACAGGTCAACTGGGACGACACGAACAAGCGGTTCACCACCGTGACGACCGGCAATTTCAAGGCAGGGGTGGCGGCGAGGGTTGCGGTCAACCCCTCCGCGACGGGGTTCGTCGTCCTGCACGGGGTGAACCTGGGCGCCGCGCTCGCGTAGCGCTGCGGCCAGAGGCTCGCCATGACGGACGCCCGGCCGAGCCTCGACGTGCTCTTTCAGCACTTCGGCGTCCCGGCGACGGTGGCTCTGCCCACCTTCGCCGAGTTCGCCCAGGAGCCGGAGTCGGCGGCCATCACCGTGGTGATGCAGCCGCCGCCTCCGATGCCGGTCCCTGAGCAGCTCGACCCCTCGATCTTCCGGCGGTGGGACAAGCTGATCTGCTTCAAGCGCGCCGACGCCCCCCTGCTGCGCAAGGGCGCGGTGGTTCGCGCGCCCGAGGTGGCCGGCGGGCCGATTGACCGGTGGGTGGTGGACGTGGTCACCGAGGTGGACGGCGACGAGGTGCGCGCGATGGTCTACAAGGAGCCCGTCTAGTGCCCGTCGGCTTCACCATCAAGCTTGACGACCGTGCCCTGACGCTGGCCCTGGCCAATGTCAAGAACGGCGTGCCGCGCGCGGTCACGCGCGCGATCAACCGGACCCTGACGACGGTGCGCGCCGCGGCCGCGCGCGAGGTCGCCGAGGATATCGGCGTGCCCGTGCGCCAGGTCACCGAGCGGATGGACATCACGAAGGCGACCTTTAACCGCCTCGCCGGGCGCATCCGGATCAGTGGGAGCCGGATCCCGCTCGTCGAGCTGCGCCCAGCCGGGCCGGAGCCCTCGCGCGGCAAGGGCCGCGGCGTGAGCTACTCCCTCGGCGGGCAGCGTCGGCGGATCCATCAGGCCTTCCTCGCCACCATGCGCAGCGGGCACCGCGGCGTCTTCCGTCGGGAGACAGGCGCCGGCCGCCTGCCGATCATCGAGCTCCGCGGGCCGTCGATCCCCAGGGTGGCTGGCAAGAAGGCGATTCGCGACGCGATGCACACGCTCGGCCTGGCCACCCTCGAGAAGAACCTGCAGCACGAGGTGGCCTTCCTGCGCCGCGGCGTCGCGGCGGGCGGGGACAGCTAGCCGTGGCCGACCCCAAGGGCCTACAGATCCTCGTGCGTGTCAGCGAGATCCTCGCCGGCATGGTCGGGGTGCGCCCCTGGGGCGGGAACTACCCCGTGGACCCGCCGCTCGTCGAGATGGGCCATACGGCCCCGCGCACGGTGAAGTCCTTCCTGCGGATCCGCCTCCGCGAGGCCAGTGGCTCGCGCTCGAGCATCACGTCGATCAATCAGTCGATGAATGTCGAGCAGCTCTTGCGCGTGCGGATCGACGCGACCTTTCCTTTTGACGAAGGGGGCCTCCGCACGCCGCAGGAGTGGGCGCAGCTCGTCAAGGACGACCTCCTGACCACGGTGACCAAGAACCTCGGCCTGGTCGGGGCGGGCGGCGAGCGCCTGTGCTCCGGGTGGGAGAACCCCATCGAGTGGGTGACCAATGACGGCGACGAGGCCGGGGACTTTGCGCAGCAGATCACGCTGACCATGCTCGTCACGTACCGCTACCGCGACACCAAGGAGGTGGCCTAGCCATGCCCGAGTTTGCTGCAGCCGTAGCGATCACGAAGCAAGTCGTCATGCGCGCGGAGTCCACGTCGGGCACCGACCCGATGGCGGGCACCTACCTCGCCGCGGACATCATCGAAGCGGACGCCGCCTCGATCCGCGAGACGAACGACCCGAACGAGATCCGGAACCTGATCACGAAGGGGAACCTTGGCAACGCGCCGGCGCTCAAGGGCCCGCGCGTGACCCGGATCGACTTCCGGATGCCGATCCGGGGGCTGGTCGGCTTCGCGGAGTACGACGACACCCCCGAGCAGGTGCCCTCGGCGGACCGGCCGCTTCGTGGCTGTCGCTTGGGGCGGACCTTCACCAATCCGGGCGTCGCCAACAGCTCGGTACTCTACAAGCCCACGAGCGCGGGTGAGACGTTCACGATCTACGTCCCGGTCCTGATCACCGGCTCGACGGCACAGATCCGGAAGTATACGGGGTGCCAGGGCAATGTGCGCTCGATGGGCGTCGCCGGGGAGGGGGCCTTCCATGAGTTCAGCTTCATCGGGAGTTTCCTCGAGGAGGTCGACGGGACCTTCGTCGCCGGCACGCTGGTCAACACGCCGGAGTTCCCGACGGTGGTCGACGCCGACTTCCAGATCGGTAGCACGAACTACGCGCCGCGCATCAAGACCTTCACCTTTGACGCCGGGCAGCGGATCGCGCGCCTGCCCGCGATCAACGCGGCGACCGGTGTTGCGGGCTTCAAGGTGGTGGACCGGAACCCGCGGCTGGTGATCGACCCCGAGATCGACACCGAGGCCAACTCCGGCTGGTTCGCCGCCTTCCGCGACGGCGTGCCGCTCAAGGACTGCACCTGGAAGGTCGGCAAGGACGGGGCGGCGGGCCACGCCAACCGGCTGCAGTTCCAGTTCGCCTCCGACGGCACGACGGCGAACCTGCAGGTCGTCGACTACCAGCGCGAGGAGCGGGACGACGTCGTGTGCGCCCGCGTGACCCTGACGCCGCTGATCGCGGCCGGGAACGATGACTGGGGCTATCTCTATAATTGACATGCCCTACAGTGACCGGAAGCGGCAGACGGAGAATCGCGCGAAGAACGAGCGCTCACGGCGAGCGCGAGGCCTCTGCTGGAACTGCGCCAAGCCAGCCGCCCCGGGTCGAGCTCGCTGCGACGAGCACCTGCGAAAGAACCGCCAGGGCGTCACGCGCTACGGGTTGAGCCGCTTGCGCGACGGCAAGTGTGTCGTGCCCGCCTGCGAGAACGCGCCCATCGCCGGGCGTCGCCGCTGCCACGCTTGCGGGCGCCGCTGGACGCAGTACGGGCACAAGCGCCTTTACGGTGTGACGCCAGAGCAGTTCGCCGGCCTCATGGAGCAGCAGGGGAATCGCTGCGCGATCTGCCATACGGCACCGGATCGCTTCCACCTGGACCACGATCACGCTACCGGACTGGTAAGGGGCCTACTGTGCGGCGCCTGTAATCGCGCGCTTGGCCTGTTCCGCGACGACCCCGAGCGTCTGGCTAGAGCGATCGAATACCTCAAACAAGGCCGCTTCGAATAGGAGGCTGTATGCCGCGACGTGCCACGGAGTCCGAGATCATCGCCGCCGGGGAGATGGACCTCGAGGACCCCAGCCTGGTGTCCAAGGACGGCGAGCCGATGTCGATTCGTGTCCGCAAGGTCGACGCCGGCGAGCGCGAATCGCTCATGCCGCCGGTGCCCGCCCACATCTACGACGAGCTGCCCGAGGACGACGAGAAGCGGCAGAAGGCCCTGATCGAGCGGCGGCAGGCGTGGCTCGCTGGCCTGTCGAAGGAGGAGATCGAGGCGCGCACGGAGGAGGCGGGCCGCTTTCACTATCGGCTCGTCGCGCGGGCCGCGGTCGATCCCATCCTGACGGAGCACGCCGCGAGCCGGCTCGGCG